TTAACTGACTTTGTATTTCCCTTCTGAGCTGCCGCCTGTGACTTCGACTTCTGCGTCGGCTTTGATGTCTTCTATCACGGCTTCGACGATGGCTTGTACGAACTCTCTTTGCTTTGAGAACTGGCCGTCTACGATGAAGCCTGCGGCTTGCAGTTTGGCGACTGCGTTGTCGGTTGTCTTGCTGCTGTCTAGTGCCATGTTATTTACCTGCGAATACGGTGGTTGATACATCGACGTGGCCGCCGCCTGTAAACGGGCAAACGGTCGCTCCTGTGCACACGCCTGCGCCACCGTTGAGTTTGATGGTGGCTGCGTCTTCGGTGATGTTCTTAGCTTTGATGGTTAGGTCTTTGCCTACGGTTAAACTTACTTGCCCTTTGATGTCCTGTACCTGGTCTTTGAGTATGGTGATCTCTTCGTTTTGTTTGATGAGCATTTTGCGCATCTGCTCAATGGTGGCGGTGTAGTTACTGGCGTTGACGTTTCTATCGACGCAGTTGAGCGTGTCGTTTTTGTCGGTGGTGCTTTCGAAGTTCCCTTCTTGGTCTACCCATTTGTATACGCCTTGGCGCTGCTGGTATCGGCTTTCGCCTTGTTTGATGGCGGGCAGTTTGAAGCCCAGCGGCAAAACAGTACGGATGAACGGTTTATCCGGCTGGCCGAACATGAAACCTATCTCGACGATGCTGCCTATCGCGGGCGGCTCTAGCCTGCCTGCATGATCACCGATACCGGGAACCGGCAGCGGGACGGCTTGAAGTGCGGGTTTGTTTTCGTACTCCATGCCTTTTTCATCGAGCAGTTTTACATCCACGGCGTAATGTGGGTAAAAGCGATCGGATAAGTCGCCCTCTTCTGGTAGCTCGGGTAAGGCAACGACTTTGCCCCAGCGCGGCAAATGCCACTGGCCTGTGAACTCTGGAAACAACCGGAAGATGATGCGCTTGATGGTGTTTACATCCATGTGATTTTGACCTCCGTTCCTGTGAACTCGACGCCTACTAACCGCACCCCATTAACCACGACGCCCGGCTTTATTTTTGGGATAGCCGGTATCTTTACCGATTTACTGGCGGTGTGGTTTGTCATGAGCTGGTTGGGAATGGTGACGGGTTTGTTTGCCCAGAATGAATCTTTCCAACTGCCAACGTAAATTTGCCCGTTGCCTTGCTGCTGCCAGAACAGGTCTTCTATGCCGAAGGCTTGGCCGAGTTCGTCCATGACGCGGTAACCGTTGCCATCGCTGTAGAAACACGGAATGGCGGTTTTGCTGTAAGCCTTTTCCGGTACGACAAATTGCAGCCCCGTTTTGTTAGTGACTTCGCTTAGCAGTTGCATGAGCGTTGGGTGGCGGATGATGACATCAAGCGGCTTGTAGAGAATGGCCCCGAGTTCGCGGCAAAAGAGTTCAGACCACCCTTTTTCGGCTGGCTGTACTCGTTCGATGTAGCCAAGGAATACTCGGTCGATGGCGTCGCCCCAACCGATATCGATGGCGACGATGGTGTTTGGCTCGGCGGTACCTTCGATTTTGATGGAGGCGCGGCCCGGTGTGTTGGAGTCAAAAACGATGTGGTGATGTTTGTTTTTGCGCTTTTCTTTGCCTATGTAGGTTCGGCAAATGAAATTGTTATTGATGGCCATAATTCACCTTGGGGCAAGGGAGTTATCGAGATTTTTTAGAAACCCCTTGAAGCCTGTGAGTTCGATTTCGGTTCCCGGTGGAGTGTCTTCGGCTTGGCCTGCGCTCACTGGTGTGCTGATGCCCTGCACTTTTTGTTGTGCGGCGGGCTGTTCTGGCTGGCGTTGTTCGACACGCTCAGGAACGGAGAGATATTCGATCAGTTCGAATGAGACGCTCCACTGGCGCTGGGTTTCTTGTTCGTCGGCCCGAATGGCACCTTGGAATTTGACTTGACGGATTTTAAGCGCGTCAGCGGTGTGATTGCTGATGCGGTATATTTTCCGCGCGCCCTCTTCCAAGGCTTCGGCCATGGTGAATAGATTGCTCAGCATGGCGCTTTTGGTGAAGGGGATGACCCCTTTCACCGTGAGCACTTTGCCTTTGCTGCCTGTTTCAGCCTGATCGGTTGCGGATGTCTGGCCGGACATATCTTGTCCGGCGAGTTGCTGACGAAACGCTGACGGTCAGGTTGTTAAGGGGGAGTTGGGTTCCGGATAGGGTTAGCATGGTGTAGCACTTTTAGTAAAATTCTTTCATTGCCACAAAAGACAAATCAGACAGGTATACTGGCGGGAACTTTTCTGTCTTATTTGAAAGAATGGGTCCATAATAAACTTTGTTGTATTGCGCTGCTTTATCAATACGTAATCCACCATATTGATTATTACTCGTCACAAACAATGTCATCTGACTAGTTATCTTGCTGTTTTTTTGTGGGTCTGTCTGAGTAACGATATTATTATTACCTAACATCACCTTACTTGATGGGTGAGCGGACACATCAACATATCGTGGAAAATCTACGTGTGTGAATACAGTGTCAGAACAGGTCATTGAGGTATACACATCTGTACATTCAACACCCTCTCTACCATCAGCCACGTTTACACAAGCATAGTTGATATATCCCCCATCAAAAAACTGCGTTTCAACAGATACTTCGTACTCTTTTACACCTTCTGAATGTAACTCAGATTTTGATGAAAACAGCACTCGCTCGGTCATTTCAAAATAGCCATCAGTATGTTGGGAATAAATTCCTGTACTAATATGGCGCTTTACCGTTTCAAGATGATGTCCACCATGATAAGAGCCAAACCACTTTGAACCATTTCTTTTAAAAGCAAAATCATTGGCTCCCGCAGACTTAATGTAAAAGTAGTTATTGTCTCGTATATACGCTGCCGTATCATGAATAAGGTTTTTACCATTAATTTCATTTAAATGGTAAATATTTGCGCCATACAGATAACAATGAGCATTAATGTCGCCTTCTCCATTCCTCACCCGTATTACTGACAACTTATTCTTTGATGTCCGACCTGTATAAATAAAAGCAGCATCCTCTCCGTTGTTATTGTGCGAATATTTTAGGCTAAATGTATCCAGTCTATAATAAGTTCCGTCGGGTTGTTGTTCTTCGATTATTACTTGTTTTGTTGAAGCTGGAGAACGAGCAAAAAGCAATGAAAACTCACCATTGAGTAGATATTCAACATAATCACTATCGCGGATAATATCCCATGGATTCATACCATTAAAAGATGTCGCTTCTTCTGCTACATATTTTGAATAGTCCACGGTTTGTAGGTGAGGGAGCCCAAGAACAGCGGCATTAAATGACTCTGACAATGTCGCTCTCTCAGCGACTTTACTATTTGGTTTCAATCGACCAACCAGCGCATGAGTAACCTCATATACTGTCGTAGGGCGATGATGTGATGTTCCGAATTCATTATTTTCATCTGGAACATTCATGGTTTTATGATAGCTCATCATGACATATCCCGGCGCATTTCTCGCTTTTTTTGTAATAACCTGATATACCCCACCAGTTTGATGCAGTAAGAGCTTCTTACTCTGTTCTCCTACAATCATTGAAGGATGATTAGTCATGATATAGTTAGAAAGCTTTTCCCATTTCACGTCATTATTGCCCGCTGAGGCTTTTATTAAAACCTCACCTTCCTCTCCACCTTCTCCGGTGATGAAGTTTTGGTTTACCCATCTATAAAATTGGCTATCTTTCCTTAAATCACTCACGGAGCCATCTTCCAGCACCTGCGCAATTTTGCACACGAAATGCGGGATTTGTTTGCCTGTGGAGCTGTCGATGTAATCGTCTTTTTCTTCAGCGGAGACGACGAAATTAAAGGTGGTGATTTGCTCCCCTGTCGGGGTGCCTTCGCGTTTGGCGTCTAAATAGATGTATGCAGGTTTAGCCGGCACAGAGATAATGCGCTCAAAGCCAAGCGAGACACGGTTGCCTGAGACGTAACCTGCCCCCGGCGTGATGGCCACGGAGGTGTCTGTTTTGGGCAGCACCTGAAAGCCATCTCCGATAAACCAGTCTTTGCCGTTCTGGTCGATGAGCGCTTGGGCGACATCCGCGTCCATCTTCTTCAGGCGGTCGTTTGAGTTGTACTGCCATGTTGAAGCATCCACCGTGATGTTGGTGATTTCAGCCACGCCTGTGTATTGCAGCACCTGCGAGCGCACTAAGGTATTCCCCGCAATACCGGGCTGGTCTTGCGTTTTCGGTGTGCGTTTTGGGTAGTGAATGGTCACCAGTACGTTGTGCTCACTACAGTACAAACCGGACCAGTTGAAATAGAACGGGCCGACATCACTGGCTAGTGTGGCAGTGTAGATCACCGAGTTCTCGGTCAGGCGTCCTTTTTCGCCGATGGGCTCCTCATGGACGATGTAATCGTGCGGGATGGCTTCTTCACGGCTCGGGAACTCGCCACGGTCCGGGACATCGGCAAAGATGAATTTGTCGATCACCAGTTCCTTTTCTTCTGCGGCTAAACGCGCCAGCAGCTCTTCGCCTTGCTTGGTTAAAATCTGTAGTGGGTTGGTTGTCGTCATTTCTCTTATCCTTGCACCATTACACATTCCATATCCGCTTCGAATCCGCACAAGCTCGGAAGGAGCGAAACTTCGAATGCGGTTGTCACATGCGCTGTTTCGATTGCTGCATCAAAATTTTGCGGGCGTGGCATCAACGCCACATCCAGTGAGGTAATAACCTCGTTGATCTCCACTTCAGCTTCAAAGTTCTGCGGTCTTACCTGAAGTGGCATGTCAATATAGGTGGTGTACTGGTAACGTCGGCAGGTTCGCCCGTATTGACGGATCACCGCATCCAGCAGTTGAGGGACGTCGGACAGGTCGCCGTCTTTGATTTTCAGGCTCACGACATCCCAGTCCACGTTGACTAAACGCTCATCTTGCGCGATGTGCGGATAGCCGAGTTTGGCGAACATCTCCTCCCAGCCAGCTACGGAGCCTGCATCACGGGCGAAGCCGTAAGCATGCGCCACACGGATACGAAACAGTTCCTCCGGCTCTTGGCCAAGGCGTTCGACATCCCGCTGCCATGCAAGAATGTTCACCAGTGCCATCGGTGCGGTTAGCGGGTCATGCTGTTTGAGTGGCATTTCAAAAGCGGCCTGCACATGGCCCCAGTAGGCAAGCAGTGCTCTGGCGAGTTTGGCCAGCTCACCTCGGCCCATCCAGTAACGCAGCTTGATATCAGGTATTTTCAATGGATACCTCCAGCGTTCTGATGCGGGGCACGGTCAGGTTGTTGATGATGTCGGCATTGTCGTATTCGAGCGATTCCAGTTCCGGGAACTGCGCATGCAGCTCTTGGCCCAAGCGTGAAAAACTGAATCTCTTAATCGGATTTGTCACGGTGGGCTTGTAATCGGTGTTTTCGCGAAAGGCGGCGCCGATGAATTTTTCAATATTGGCTTTGAGTACGTTGCGCTCATCCAGCGTGAGGCTAGGTTTTGGCCAAGCGCGGAACACGATGTCGTGCTGGGTTTCCGGCATCGCCATTACCTGCAAATCATCGCCATGGCCGTGCTGCCCTTCGGTGACGATGTGGGCGTTGAGATCGGCCAGCATGTCGGCAGAAGGCTCTCCGGTATCGAGCAGAATGTAGGCGTTAGCCGTACCGGGGCCACGCGGTGCATTGTGCTCAAAGTAGACGTTATCGTCGTTGATGCCTGCTCGGCTGGTCAGCAGCGCCCGATACGCGGCATCAATGTGCCAACGCGCTACAGCGCTCCACTGGTTGCGAATGCGCAGGCGAAGTTCATCGTTGCTTTCTTTGTCTGCCCCTGCGGCCAGCAGCCATTCGGCTGGATTGGTGGCGGCGGCAATGCCACTGATGGCGGTGGGCAGAATGTGGTAGTAACCTTCACCGAGGTTGTAGGCAGCGCCTTCGTTTTCCGCTTCTACCTCGGCCATGACCATGGTTTGGTTTTCTGGCAATGTGGTATCAGCGAGGACGCGAACACGGTAGATATTGCCGTTGATCGGTTCGGTCTGAACCCAAGTGTCTTTGGGGATAACCAACGCTGGCCCTTTTGCGGCAGCACGCTGAAAGGCGATCAATCCCTTGGCTTTGGTTGCGCCTTTGCGTTCCAGCTTGCATTGCCATGCGAGTAAGTCGAGCCACTGGTCTACTGCGGTCGCAACAAACATGTTCGGCAGTACGTAGCCAACCAACAAGGTCATGATGAGCCAAACGGTCACTTTGGTAATGGCCGATTCAAACAAGCGCCAGAATGGGGAGAACGGCGAATCGTTGGCAATGATGCAGCCTTCTTTTTCCATTTCGTCTTTGAGCACTTTTTTCCAGCCTGCTTCATCGGTCGGAATGCCGGATTGTTTGACCAGTTCTGAGTAGTCGGGTTTTGGAATGTCAGCCATTGACTATCTCCACATTAAGGTCGCCAAAGTCGATGGTTCTGGCGAATATGTAAATGGTGCCTTGCTTGGGCTCTTCTAAACGCACGGTGCCAGGTACTAAGCGCGTATCTTCTTCAACCAGCAGTTCAATCTGCTTGCGAATGTCTGATTTTTTCGAGCTGCTGCGCTCGGCTATCAGATCAACGGCTAAGTTGCTCTCAATGATGGCGTGTTTGATGTCTTGGGCGATCACGGCGCGGTCTTGGATGAGCACCGGATTGCGGCCTGCATCGAGCACCACGTCACCGTTTTCAATCAGGATGTCTTGGTATTTGTACTGAGTCATTAGCCTGCCGCCATCATCATTTCGCTCTCAAAATCGGAGACGTTGTTCATGTAGGTTGGGTAGATGGCTACCCCGCCATAGTTGGTTGAACTGGTTTGATAGTTGGCGATGCTTCTCGCCGCGCCGCCCGGCTGAACTTGCAGCGTTGGGGTGGCGCTTTGTATGGATTTGGATTTGAGCTCGAGTTCTTCGTCGTTACCGAATCCGGGTATCCAGTCGGTCAGGCTTTTGACGGTTTCCCAAATGCCGTTGAGCTTTTCGTAAATCCAGTTAAATACGCTGCTGAACACGTTACGCAGGTTGTCGGCCATCTGGCCGATAAAGGCAAAGCCGCTGGTATCGGTAAAGCCGCTCATCACCCATTTCCAGCCTGCGGCGAGAAAGTCGAACAAGGCGCGGAAACGGGAACATGATAAAGCTGATCGCCCCTTCAATAATCTGGAACCAAGTGGTATCACCAAACGAGGCTTTGAGATCATCCCAGTAATAGATAAGCGCTCCGACGGCAGCAATGGCCGCGATGACGCCCGTGGCGATTAAGAATATCGGGTTAGTAAGCAATGCAACGGTGAATTTAAGCGCGGCGGTGGCTCCTTTCAGAAAAGCCATTCCTAACCAAGAGAGGCCCGTTGCTGCCATTCGATACGCAGCAGAGGCGGCAAGCATTGAACTGTTCAGAACCCATTGAGCTGCTGTTACGATTTTTGCTTTAACGCCGTACATGTTCATTTGCATAGAGGCAGCGAACAGAGCAATACGTACTAGACGCATGAGTGCTAAATAGCCCTTTTTCACAATGATTAGCCCGTTAAGTACCAGCGAATAGCTCGCCATGGCCTGTTTTCCAATACCCCACATCAGCGTTAATGCACCGCCAGCGGCAGCGGCGCCTAAAATCGCCATGGCACCAAAGCCAATGTATTTGGTCAGGTTGGGAAACATCTCTGTCCATTCGATGATTTCCATCGCGCCATCGGCCAGAGTTGAAACCACAGGCAACAGCGAAGGCAACAACGCTGCGCCAAAGGCCGTGCGTACAGCGAACACACCTTGTTCGAGTCGTTCCCACTGGTCGGTCATGGTGTGCGCCATGGTGATGGCGGTGTTGAGGTTGGCCGACTGGTTGAGCGTCTGCACGCTGCTTTGCAAATCCCCTGTTTTGCCAATCAGGTCAGTGATCAGCAGTACGGCTTCATCCGAGCCGAATGCTTGCTTAATCTGGTTAATTTCAAGGGAATCGAGTTCACCAAACTGGTTACGCAGTTTGTTCATGATGTCGAACATCGGCAGCATTTTTCCATTGCTGTCGGTAAAGCTGATGCCCAACTCTTTTTGTGCTTTCACCACGCCACCCAAGAACGCCTTATAACGGGTACCCGCTTCGCTGCCCGACATCGAGCCCTGCAATAAACCGAGTACTGCCATCTGTTCTTCAATGGCGATGCCATGCGTTTTACCCAGTGCGCCTACACCTTTGAAGGCGTCCGACATCCCTTGGCCTGTGGTTTTGAACATTTCCACAGATTTGGCGGTCATGCCCGCAATACGTTGCGCCCAGTTATCTTTACCTATCAAATCGGCTTGGTCTTTGAATACCGAATACATGGTGCCCATGTAGTTGGTAATGGTGGCGGTGTCTGCTTTGGTTGCGGCGGCGAGAATGGCGGAACTGCGGGTAATTCCCGCCAGCTCGTTGCCCGTCATTTCGCCCATGGCGGATTTGATGTCATAGGAAGCTGCAACAAATTCCGTGGCGGATTTGCCATACTCGACGGAGAACTTCATCGCCGTTCCCATCAGAGTTTTAAGCTGGTCATCGGCCACGCCCAGAGATTTCACTTCACCGAGCTTTCGATCCATTTCAATGGCAGGCATTAACGCCTGTTGCAGAGCAAACCCCGCCCCCACCATGCCCGTCGCACCCGCCACCATGGTGTGGGTACCTTGGCGATAGGTGTTGGTCACGCTGTTGAGCTGGCGCTGAATGTTGCCCAGCGGTGCGCTGATTTGATCTATCAGTCCAACTCTGAATCGAAGTGCTTCTGGTAACATGCTTTATCCGCTGAATGCTTTGGCAACGCCGTTGGCAGTGGCCGTGGTCAGGTTTTCCCAGTGTTTCTTTTCGAGCCAAACGGCTCTGGCAAGGCTGGTTTCATCATCTGGCTCATTTGGCAACCATTTGCGCCGCCAAATGAGCATTTGTTCCAGCTCGTTGCTTTCGATGCCCTGAATCAGGGCATCTATTTTTTTACTTTGATCTGCAATTTAGGCGTGTACTCTTTAAGCACTTCACCTGTGATTTGCATCGCGGCACCGGGGTTCTCGGTGGTGATGCCTCGCAGCGCGTCTTTGCTTTCTTCATCCACAATGCTCATGACAAAGTTGTGTGAAGCGTTGACCAAATCCCCTTGGGCCACTTCGCTCATGTATTCGCCGTAGTCGGCTTCGGTTGGGTTAAAGCTCAGGTCGATATTGCCAATGGTGAGTACGATGGTTTTCATTGTGCTGTTTCCTCTTTGGGTTCGTGCTTGGCACGCCATTTCAAATAATCTTCAATTTGTTGGTTGCACTCGGTGAGTGCTTTTTTCATCCTTGGGATGTCTTCGATAACCACTTCCGGCCACGTTTCCCTGCACTTGAGGTTTGTTGCAGGGGTAGAGCATGCCCGCCGGAGGTAACTGGACAATCACCTGCGTGGACTGAGTGTCATCAATACGGTTCGCGCAGCCGCTGAGTAACAACATCAGGAATGTGGCATTCAATGCCTGCCATTTGCGCTTTAAGCTGTGCGATGTGTTCACGCAGTGTCGCCTCGCTCTGGTTTCGTTCCTGTTGCCTTTTCACCATCAACGCGTTGTGCTCTGCGGCTTCCCCTTTCAGGGTGGCGATGGTTGTCAGGTTGTTTTGGTTGTCGGTTTGCGCTTTGCTGAGCTTTTGGGTCAGCGTGTTCTTTTCCGCTTGGCTGGCTTTGAGCTGTAACCCTAAAACAACGGTGGTGAGCAGCAATGCAGCCAAGCCGAGCGCTTTAATCCAGTTCCATGCAGCGTTCATATTCCAGATCCCGTCGAATGATTAATCCCGGCTGTTTCACTCCGCCGCCATACACCCAGCGCGTTAGCTGCTTGCAGGCTTGCTCAAACTGGCCCGTTTTGGTGAAGCGGTAGATTTGGGTTTCCGTCCGGTTGCGGTTGTGTTTAAAGCGAGGGCATCCGGTGTTGAACACAAAGGAGGTCAGCGCATCGAACTGGCCCTGCGTCATGGATTTACCCGATTGACGCTCGGCGGTTTCTACGCACTGCTGTGCCTCCTGTAGGTTCTTCACCCAGTCTTTCGCCACTTGTTCTAAGGTGATCGGGGCTTTTGGCACATCGTGGGTATTGCCGACGCCGTTGGTGATTAACCCAGACGGGCAGGTGTACGGGTCTAATCGGCACCCTTCTGCATTGCCTGTGATTTCCAGCCCTTTGGGGCTCATGCGCAGCTCGCCGAGGGGTTGTCCTTCGATCACCACTTGGCCGACGGGTTTGACAAACTCATCGCCATAAAGGGCGGTTCCTCCGGTGATAAGGCCAATCACCGCCGCCACTGAGCAGAGAATTTTGTTAGCCATCTTCATTGAGATAGATTCCTTTTTCTTGTGCAATCTTTTGCATCGCGCGTTTGTGCCAAATATTGGCAATCAGTGCGGAGACCCCGACAAAAATGGAGACCCACTGTTCAATACTGAGGTATCCCAAAAACACCCCCACTCCCGACATCAGATAGGCGATGTACGAGGTGCCTTTTTCAAACCACTCATGAAACCATTGATTCATTTGGGCTCCTTATCGGCTTGGCACTGAGTGCAGTACTGGCACCCGGTTATGCTTTCTTGCCGTGCTTTAGGTATTGGGTCGTCGCATTCCAAGCAGTGCGTTCGGCTTTGTGGTTGGGCCGTTTGCACTCGCCTTGCTCGGTGGTTTGCAAGTGCCATTTGCTGGAATTGGGCTTCAACACTGCAGGCACGGTCGATAACATCTGGCATCTTGCCTCCCTGTTATTGAGATCTACTGCACGAGATCTTCGGTTTCATCTGGGCGCAGGTAAGGTGTGCCGTTGATGGTGACAAAATCCGGGCTGGTCACTTCAAAAGGCAGTTTGTGTAGCAAGGCACTGCCGCCTGCGGTGTCGATATCCAGCAAGTCTGAGATTTTGAGGCGACAGCCAAAGGCTTCGACTTTCAGCTCGTCTTTATCAATCTTGCCGTAGAACAGCGCGTCGAACGCGGGTAGTCCTCGCCAAGAACCGGCTTGTTTGGCCGCTTTGCTCAGCACGTTGAACTGCTGGGTGGTGAGCTCCATTTCGCCGCTTGCTTCGACATCGCCATCCACATAACCGTCGGGTACGCCGGAGGTTTTGTTCACGGCGGAATTGTCGGTAATCGAGAGCGTTACCTTTTGCGCTTTTAGCTTGTAGTCACCCAAAGAGAAGTGCATGTTTTTCCCTGAAATACGCATGCTCATGGTTTACGCCTCCGAGTCTGCAGGGTTGGAAAGGTCTAGCGCGATGTTGACCACGATGTGTTTCGGGCAGTTATGCGGGCGCACCATCAAACCGATCATCACTTTGGTTTTGGTCATCCACTGGATGGTGACGTCGCCATCCTCTGGCGGCATGATTTCACCGGGAAAGGTGATGCCGCCGATTTCCATGGTTTTCGACATATCGCGCATGTCTTTGCGGAAATAGGTGCGGTTAAGCTCAATACTTGGCGGCGTTGAGTTGAAGATTCGATCAGCAATGCGGCGAATGGCTTTAATGCGTACGCGGCGGTTAAGTTTGTGCACCGGACGAACGTATTCTAAGTACTGGTAATCACCGCCTTTGGCTTCGAGCGTGGTGGCGTCTGTCCAGTAAATGCCTTCTAAATCGGCGTACCATTGCTGCAACGAGTAGCGCGCTTCGGCCAAGGTGGCGACGGTGCTCATTTCCAGCGGTTCGCCTGCGCTGTCTACTGGCTCATCGCCCAAGCCAAGCACGTTACCTGTTGCTACGCGCATCGGGCTGTCTGCCACGGTGACGGCGCGGTCGCACAAGCGGCCACCCAGTACACCAAGGTTATTGCCGTTGAGCTGCGGTACGGCGGTCACCAGATTGGCGGCCACGTCTTTCACCAGATTGATCATGGCGGTTTCGTACTGCGCCCATGTCTGATTTTCGGCATCAATGCCCGGACACGCGGCAAGGAAGAATACCCAGCGGCCTAGTTTGCTGGTGAGTTCAGTGGCTTTGGCCTGCATGGCATCAAACTCGGCCTTGTCGGTGACGACATCACAAAGGCAAATCCCTTCGAATGAATCGGTACGGTTGGCGATGTCTACTGCTTGCTGCCATGTATCGCCTTCGGCTAAGCCGAAGATGGCCGCTGTCCAGTTTTGTTTGCCGTTGAGCTGAGCGGCGATAACGTTGGCACCGAGTGCATCATCGGCGACGACTTTTGCAAGGTCGGTCATGTTGTTGATGCGGGTGACTTGGCCTTGCAGTTCGGCTTTGTCGGTGCGCCCGATGTAGAGCAAGTGGCGTTCAATTTCGGGAATGCCGCCTTGTCCTAAATTGAGGTTGTTTACCTCTACCTTTCCGGTTGCCATTGATTAGTTCCTCTGTTTTGCCTGCTCAATGAGTTTGATGAGTTGGCGCGTGACTTCTGTTTGCTTGCTGCCGAGTACTTTCCGCTCTGCCAGCGGGATATCCCAAGAGGCGACAGTCGGCTGGTTACTCAGCTCCCGGATAATTTGTCCGGCCTGACCGTGAGTTACGGTGTCCATAATTTGGTTTAGGCTGGGCTTCTTTTTGCCTTTGCCGCTCTTTCTTGGCACGGTGTAACCCAGCTCTCGCAGCCTTCTTGCTTGGCCTTTAGAGCACGGGGCGCTGTAATCCGGTGTTCCCCATCGTTTTTGCATCTGGCCTTTAGTGACTTTTTGCTTTTGGCCAAGATGATGCCGCGCTGCAATTTTGGCGGTGAGTTTGCTTCTCCACGTGAGGTCGAGCGTTTCCGCGTTTCTCACGTAGGGCGTTAAGCCTTTGGCCATCCGCCTGAGTACTTTTTTCTTTCCGCTTTTGCGCGGTTCCAGTTTTCCGCCGCTGATGTCCGACTGCTGGCGTATTCTTCGGCGAACGTTGGCGGTTTCCCATCGCCCGAGGGTTTTTAGTATCCAAAACCTTTTTTTGGCTGGCAGTGCGAGCAGTGCCAGTTTTTCACTGAGGTTGAGCGCATCCCTTTGGTTAACGCGTATCTCAGGATTCATTGACCAGTTTCCGCCTCTTCTGCGGTGTAAATTTCCACCGCTTGAACTCGGTAGGTTTCACCACGCCAGGTGATAGCACCTGCGGGGTCGGGGATCAGTTCTATCGGTTCCATCATTTCCAGTTCGATGGCCACATCGGCCACTTCACTGCTGATCACATCTACCGAGAGTGTCGGGTCTTCAAGCTCCTGTTCGTTGCGGTCTTCTTCGTGGTCACTTAACCAACAGGCAACCAGTGCTAACAAGCAACGTGGATCGAGCATCTGGTGAGGAAATTCCTCAACGTGTAATACCGCGTTGTATTTCCAGTAGCAGACGATGTAACCGCCGTTGCCTCTGTCTTCCCCGCTGGACACGATGGAGCCGTTTTCCTGCCAAGCATCAATTTTGTTATCGAGCACGTTACTGTTTAAGTGGCTGACGATGTACTCGGTCAGGTGCTCCAGCTTGGTTTTGTTGTAGGCTGTTTCGCTCATATTGAGTCAATCCCGTTGGCGCTGCGCCCGAGTAGCTGACGCACATCTTTGTTGCTCTGGGCCAAGAAACGTGCCTCTTGTTCCGGTTCATCCGTGGCGGCGTTGTCGCCTTCTTTCCGGCGGTCTTGCGTGGCGAACTCTTTGAGCAGCTCAGCATGCGCCCGACCATACACGGCACGTTTGTAGAGCATGGTTTTCGCGTTGTTCAGCACTGGCGCACTCCCATCGACTGAGAGTTTTGCCAGTCGCTGTTGGATATTCTCTGCGGCAATGGTGACGGCCATGGTTAAGGAATCGTTGTCGAACGTGTGCGGAACCCTGCGCAGGCTGCGAAATTCTCCGGTGGATAAACCCGGCCACCCTTCGCCCGCAATGTCGGTACTTTCTGCACTGTTTACCTTTCCGCCAAAGCTCATCGCAGTTCCTCTTGAATAATTGCGCCTCTAGCCACTGGGTCGACGGTTTAGCAACTCACCACGCAGGTTGTTGCAACCTCGCCAGCCGAGGCGCGGCGGCGTAGGAGCTTTACAAATTCTTGCCTTCTCGCAGCGCGTTTAGGCGCATGTCGATTTGGTCGATTTTGGTTTTTACACCGATTTTGTTGTATTTCTCATGGGCCATGAGCAGCAGCGCTTTGGCTTTTTCCAGATGCTCGATGTCGCCCACCTGGCTTGGCTGCGGCTCGCCTTTGTCGTTCAGCAACATGCCGTAGCCTGCGAACTTGTACCACTTGGCCTCTAGCTTCTCTGGCAGCTTCCACTCTTTGTCGATTTTCTCGAACACGGTGGAGAAGTACGGCTCTACCGATTGGCCGTTGGCGAGTTGGGCCTCTGCCCATTCGAGAAACGAAGTCGCCACACACCACGGCCCACGATGAGCGTTTAAAGTTTTCAGGGGTTGGTAAGCCCAGCTCAATGGCTTTGAACAGCCATTCCACGGCGGTGTCTACTTGGCCCACATCGAACAGCCAGATGATCAGGTCTGTAAAGATGGGGTTTTGGTAGTTCTCCCCAGCTTCGAGATACGCTTCCACAACAGGCTTGTATTTCGGGATCAACACTTCACGTTTGTGGTTCACCTTCTCTGCGATTTGCACGAACCCTTTGAGCGCGAGTTTGTCTTGCTCAAATTCGACTAAGCGCAGGTGCAGGCTGTCTAGCGTGGCGGCGGTGGCAACCGTGGCTTCACGCGCTGCAACCACCGTTGCCAGAATCTGTTCTCGTTGCTTTTTGAGTGGGCTGACCATTCGCTACCCCTTACGCCGCATCTGCGATGGTGACGTTTTCGATCGCGGCGAACTTGTTCATATTGCCGACGGCGTAACCTTCCATGCGGATATGGTTGTTTTCAAAACGCATCTTGTCTTGATTGTTTTCTTGACGTCGCCACTGTGTGCCTTCCTGCGTGAGAATTTGCAGGTTTTTGGTGTTGGTTACCCAAACTTGCTTTGCTGGGAAGAACGATGGTGTGTACGCCTGCTTACCTGCAATGGTTTTGGCCAGTTGCTGCGCAGCTTTATGCTCAGTTGGCGTATTTGCCGATTCCAATAAGCGATGTTGCTCAGCCGCAACCAGATCAGAGCCGACTAAAACCACTAGGTCAGGGTCTTGGCGGTGCTCAGGCGCAATGGTGGTATTGATGAGGTCTTGCACCAAAGAATCGAGGTTCTTGTAAGAATCTGCGGCGGCACCTGTTGGGTCTAAGGTTGCAGACGCCAATACTTGCCCGGCCTTTTTCTCTTTCACGATGGTGAGCCAACCTTTGTTGACGTCTTGACCAAGCGGGTTAGCAACCGGATCTGTGATTGCGGCAATCGAGGTACCATTGAAACCGACGCGAAGCATATCTAAAGCAAAGCGGCGAGAAATGGCGTTTTTCATCATCTTGAGCCATTCGTCTTTTGAGCCTGAATTCGCCCATTGCGTCATGGTTTCCCAATTGATGTGCGCACCAGAATCGGTTTTCACCAGCTCGTAAGTGTTGCCATCTTGCCCGACTTCAACGCTAAAGCGATCAGCGGCACGGCCTGTTGATAGGCCATCGTTACCCACATCAACCACTTGGCCTTTAATTTGTTGCACTGGCAACAAGGCCACCATGTTGAGAAACGCATCTGCCATCATAATGGCTTGGCGCAACTTGGTTTCCATTGGTGGCGTTAGGTTAAATTGCTTAGTCCCTTCCGGTGCTCCAGCATTGCTTAGGACTTGTGCACTGTATTGGGTTAAACAGGCAGCAGCTAATGGATTGAGTTTAAACATTAGATCACCTCCATAGTGTTGCTATTGCCTGCATCGTCAGGGCCTTGGTCTTCAGGGCCTTGCTGGCTCAGTTGGTTGAATTTGGTTTCCAAATCGCCCAGTTTGCTGGTCATTTGGTTCAGGCTTTCATTTAGCTGGCTAAATTGCTCAGCAGTCATTCCACCTGAAGTATCACCAGAGGGAACGTCTTCCGGCGTTTCGACTTCTGGCTTTTGCTGAACTGAAAAGGCGTTTAGCTTTTCTTCCAGCTCACCTTGCTTAGTGCTTATCGTGCCAATGGCACTCATCACTTGGTTGAACTGCTCTTGGTTCATGGGTTTTTCGTCCTCTGGCTGAGGTTTGCTTGGTGTTTCTGGCTCTTCGCCAGAGATAAAGGTGCGCAAGGCGGAGAAAAGGCGATCTTTGCGGCTGAAGCATTTCTCTAAGTGGAGCTCTTCTAGCGCGTCCGATTCAATTGCCGTTTCTTCACCGTGGCGGCGTGAGAATTTGAGTTGCGTTGTACCTGTGGAGGCTGGGGAGTCAGTCACAGCTAGGCCCATTAAATAGCAACGCCCCTCGCCCTTGTAATCGGGATTCGGTTCAATCGAGGTAAATAGCTTTTGGCCTTCTTGGTTGGCATCCAGCAGATATTGGTTTGGCGTGATTTTGCCAAACAGGCGGAGTTTGTCGTCTAACACTTCGGCTTTTAGCTCTTCAACCACCCCCCAGTTTTTACCTTCAAATGGGCCCCACGAACTGCGCCAGTGTTCTGGCCAGATTAAGGCGGTGTATTCATCTTTTGCATACAGTGAGGCCATATCGTTGATCCACGATTTGGTGATTTTGCGCCCGTCTACGGTGCTGCCTTCGGTGGCGATGACTACCCAATCACTGGTTTTTGGCATGGGATGAACACTCTTTCTGATGCGTTAATTCGTTGATGTGTGGCAACCATACGCCGAACTTTTAGGGCTTTCAGCAAGTTGTGTTCGGGCCAATTCGGATTTCGGTGTTTGTCCGAATTTGTCCGAATTTTTCTATGAGAATCATGGGGTTTTGGCGGCGTATGATTCAGCCATGGCATATTCTCCCGAAATCCGACAAGCCGCCCGAGCCCTCTATTTGAAGGCATGGACGCCACGCGAAATCGCTGACGAACTGAACCTGAACAGTGACCGAATCATCTATTACTGGGCGGATAAGTTTGGCTGGCGCGATATGTTGCGTGAACAAACGATTGATGAAGCTATCGCGAATCGTATTCAAACCTTGCTTGAGATAGAGAACCCAAGTAAGCCGCAACTGGATATGCTCGATCGGCTGATTGAGCATCATGTCAAACTTAAGAAGTTACGAGCGAAACCTGCCAAACCCGAGCAAAGCGGTGGTGAGGTTTCGGCTCAAAGTGGTAAACAAACTTCCCGTTCTGGGCACAAAACAGAGCAAAGTGGTCAACAAAACGCGGATAGTGGTCAATCTTCTGCGCCAAGTGGTAAAAGGCGTAAGAAAGTGAAAAACGATGTCAGCGAGATCACTGAAGGCGATTTCAAGCGCTGGCACGGCTCGCTGTTCGAATATCAACACACGATGCGTAATAACATGCATCAGCGTATTCGAAACATTCTTAAGTCTCGCCAGATTGGTGCTACCTATTACTTTGCAGGGGAAGCGTTAGAAAACGCGATTCTCACTGGCGACAACCAGATTTTCCTCTCTGCTTCACGCGCTCAGGCTGAGGTGTTCCGCCGCTATATTGTTTCGCTCGCCAAAGAGTTTTTGGGGCTGGAACTGTCCGGCAACCCGATGACGCTTTCCAACGGCGCTGAGCTGCATTTCCTGTCGACCAACGGCAAAACGGCGCAGAGTTACCACGGCCATGTGTATGTGGATGAGTATTTCTGGATCGGCAAGTTTGACGAGCTGAACAAAGTCGCCTCGGCGATGGCCACGCATAAGAAGTGGCGCAAGACGTACTTTTCGACCCCTTCGACCAAAATGCACCCTGCTTACCCATTCTGGACTGGGGACAAATGGCGCGATGGCAGCGAACGGCGCAAGAACATCGAGTTCCCAACGTTTGATGAGCTGCGCGATGGCGGTCGCCTTTGCCCGGATAAGCAGTGGCGCTATGTGGTCACGATTGAAGACGCCGCCAAGGGTGGCTGTGACCTGTTCGACATCGACGAACTGCGCGAAGAGTACAACGAAACCGATTTCAACAACTTGTTTATGTGCATCTTTGTTGATGGTGCCAGCTCGATATTTGAGTTTAACAAGATCCAGAAATGCATGGTCGATACGGCAATTTGGCAGGATTACTCGCCAAGCGCAGAGCGACCATTTGGCAACCGTGAAGTTTGGCTGGGCTATGACCCATCACGAACCCGTGATAATGCGGTGCTGATGGTGGTCGCCCCGCCAGTTGTGGCAGCGGAAAAGTTCCGGGTATTGGAGAAGCACACCTGGCGCGGTTTGGCGTTTCAGCATCAGGCGGCGGAAATCAGCAAGGTGTTTCTGCGCTTTAACGTGACCTATTTAGGCATTGATGTAACAGGCATTGGCGCAGGGGTTTACGACTTACTCAAAGACACGCACCCGCGTGAAGTGGTGCCGATTCACTACTCCCCCGACAACAAAAACCGTTTGGTGATGAAGATGATCGACGTCATTGACGGGAACCGCCTGCAGTTTGATGCGGGCATGAAAGAAACCGCCATGTCCTTTATGGCGATTAAACGCACTTCAACCAACAGTGGCAACAACATGACATTTAAAGCGGAGCGCAGCGAGCTGGCTGGCCACGCTGACGATTTTTGGGCGCTCTCACACGCGCTGATTAATGAGCCACTGAACCACACCACCAAACGCAAATCACGCTGGGTTTTCTCCGGCGAACAAGGGCAGTTAGCAGCATGACAGAGCAATTAACCCAATTAAATGCAGAGGCCAGTGAAAGCAAATCGGTATACAGCTTTGACCCGAACCCGGAGCCCGTTGATACCAATAGCTGGATGACGCGCTACTGTGAGCTGGTTTACAACGATTTTGACGATTACTGGGAGCCACCGATTTCACTGAAAGGCTTGGCGGATATTGCCAACGCTAACGGGTATCACGGTTCACTGCTTAAAGCCCGGGCTAACTATGTGGCGGGGCGTTTTCTCGGTGGCGGGGCGATCCCGATGTACAAAATGAATAACGCCTGTTGGGATTACTTCGGCCTTGGTATGGCGGCGTTTGTGAAGATTCGCAGCTATATGAAGAATGTGATCGCCCTTGAGCCGCTGCCAATGGTACACATGCGCAAGCGTAAGAACGGCGATTTTGTGCAGTTGCTGCGTGACAACAAGCAGAAGACGTTCAAAGCGAAGGATGTGATTTTTATTCCGCAGTATGACCCGCAGCAACAAATTTATGGACTGCCTGATTACCTGGGCAGCATTCAAAGCAGCTTACTGAATCGTGACGCGACACTGTTTCGCCGCCGCTATTACCTGAACGGCGCCCATATGGGTTTTATCTTCTATTCAACCGACCCGAAACCTGAGCGAAGAAGATGAAGAGGCGCTGAAAAACAAGATCGCCAGCTCTAAGGGAATTGGTAACTTCCGCAGTATGTTTGTGAACATCCCGAACGGGAAAGAGAAAGGCATTCAACTGATACCCGTTGGCGACATTGCCACGAAAGATGAGTTTGAGCGCATTAAGAACATTACCGCGCAAGATGTGTTTGTAGGCCATCGTTTCCCTGCTGGCATGGGCGGGATGATTCCGCAAACGGGCTCAACCATTCCCGACCCACTCAAGGTGAGTGAAGTTTACGACCGTTACGAGGTGATTCCCGTTTGCAAGCGCTTTGCAGATGCGGTAAACAGCGACCCGGAGATTCCAAGTCAGCTTCAATTGCAATTTTCTTTGGAGATATAGACGGAATAGGAAAAGTTCTGTCGAACTTTTCCTATTTTTGGCTTAATTCGAGAAACTGTATCCAATAGAAATTGCTACCCAAAGATCTTTGTTAAATTCATAGTTTTCACTTTTCCCTACATGGTCTTTGCCAAGAACGACACCTAGCTGAAATTCACTTTTCAGTTCGCCAATCAGCCCTACCCCGTAAGAAACCCCAAGTGCACTTGAGTCACTGTCTTTTGTATCCACCGTCGTGGCACCGAGGAAGCCAACCGCTTTTACACCCCATCCACTCGCTCCGGATGAAAATCGATATCCCGCATACGGCCCAATAGAGGTACCCCCTTTAAATTCCTTGGCATCAACAATATATTTGTACGGAACTAAAAGCACACCGTAAGTCAGCCCGGAACGTCTCATGGCGACAAGATCTTTTTTATCAACCACAAGCTTTTGGTAAGCCGGAATGACGGTACGTGGTTTCTCGGAAGATTCGAACTGGCTCTCATAGCATTGAATTTTACTGTCTTCCGTAAATAAAATTAAATCTCCGGTATCGTTGAGACCAATTGCCCGCATATTAGTTGATGGTGGTATTGAGCATTCGTCCTCAAGATTTTTAATTTTTGTTATCAATGCAAAGCTAATTTTGTCGCCTATGTATGTGTTTTCATCATTAACAGGCGCATCTGGCAACTTCTCTCCTCGCAAATCTTTGGTTGCTTCTAGGTTGTTAGTTTCATCTTTTTTAAAAGATGCAACTTTTACTTCTTGATCACCATTAGGGACGGATGTGCATCCCGATATTAAATTGAGAATTACGAATACAAAAAAGATCCTTTTGACTATGTTTTTCATCACTTTATCCTCCACAGTTCAATAAAACCATATACGAGGCAGGTATATCTATCGAACATATATCCCTGAGATATCATAAAGTAACCACTAGCTCACAAAGATAGGTGAATTAAAAAACATAATCATCAAGAAAGTTTTCATGTATAAATATACAGTTAGTTGCTATTATCAACATGATTATGGAACGGGCAGGAGTGAATAATGAGAGTAATTTGTCCCGAATGTTTGCAGAAAGCTCGCATCCAGAAAACACACCGTATTTCTACGGGCTATGCCGATTTATACTGTTCTTGCAGCGATGCTGAGTGTGGCCACACGTTTGTGATGAACCTGAGCTTTAGCCACACTCTTAGCCCTTCTGCCAAAACAACCAGCCAGCTAGCGTTTAACATAGTGAAAGCTTTGCCGCCAGAACAGCGGCAACAGCTTAAACACCAGCTCAACATGTTATAAGCGAAACGCAGGACTTTCCTGTTCATCGGCCATCGCAATGATTGATTGGATGGCCTTTATTTTTTCTGCATCCAGCAAACCGGGATTGTCTGAGACCAACAACGTCAGAATGTAACGCCCCGCCTGAACACGCCCCGCCCCTGTTTCACTCAATGACAACCCATCGATAATCAGCTCCAGAGCCTGCTGGAAACGTTCTTTTTTGTCTGACATATCAACATCCTTACCAACTACACTGTCAATATACTGTATATTTATACAGGTTTCTACAGTGGTTTTTTTGGATATTGCTAATCGCGACTTTGTTCACAGCAATGCACAACAGCTATTACACCGTGCAGCGAAACCGATCACCTGTACCCATAAGTCATCAAGGTGAGTCGATTCGAAATAACCCACATCACCTATCGCGGGTTGATTCCCCTGATGCAATTTGATTGGTCGTTTGTGCTGATCGGCAAAGTGGAACGTTGCCTGATAAATCTGCGGAGTGTGTTTTGCACTGAACTCACAGCTAAATGGTTTTGGTTGCAGGTCGAAGCAAATGTAGTGCACAGTTTTGCTGAATAAGGTAATGCTGGCAGGTTTCCAGTCGGTACGGTAAGTGATTGGCCAGTTGGCTTTGGGAATGCTAGCAGGATTGGTTATGGGGATGATGGTCTGTGTTTTGGTTTCCTGATCGAGAATATCGAGCACCCACTTTCTGAACTGTTTGGCAATCGACGTTTCTGGCGAACATTGCAATCAGGTGGGCACCGCGCAGAGAAAAAATACGGACTGTTTTTTGATAATTCCCTGAGACCGTCAATTTGACGGTCTCAGTCATCGCGTTTGAAAACTCGTCTTGATTACGATCATAGATACGGCTGACAGAATCTTCACGCGCATAGCCTAATGCTCTGCCTATTTGCGCAGCAGTAAGCCAAATTTGGTTGCTCTGTTCTATAACGTCGAAATGAGTGTTTTGAAAAGTAAGTGCTGAAGTCATAGCGACCTCCTGTTGATAGCTTTTAAACCACCACTCGGAGTTCCTACGCTTCGGGTGGTGAACTGAACAGGGGTAGGAATACCGCGCAACAGACACGGCCAGCCGAAGCTGCCCTGCCCAGCCCACCATAATGCAGATAGTACGGTTTCTGTTCGAAACGACTATGTTTAGATGCGCCGAAGCCATACATACAAAAAAACCAGCATAGAGCTGGTACGTATGTACCTGTTGCTATACAAAACGGGTTCCTACGCCCGGTACCAGATTTTGCTGGTACCCACGTAGGCTATACTAGTAGGGGCTTGGTAGTCAATCTGATGGTGGCTTATATGAGTGTATATAGGTGTATATGGGCGTATTGATGTGTACAAAATGTGCACCTGGGCATATGGTGGTATATGATTTTTATGGTATAGTGCCCTCGAGATGGTGTTTGTGGATAACTTTGTGCATACAACATCCGATCACAGACAGGTTAACAAACTAAGTACTACACTGATTAATCACTTGTAGTATTTTTTTATCTTTTAAGTTTTTCAAACCATTAGGTGACAGACTTTGCATTTAGTACCAGCGTCAAAATCTAGCGAACTGCTTGACACTCTAACTGATGTTATTTTCAGTAATGAGAAAATGAATGATATTGACTTTGCAACATTTAAACGCAAGGCATCTCAATTGCCAACGGAAGAAGAACGAGTACTGGTTGAGATTCTCACCTACTGCGCTGCTGATAAAATAGAGCAGGCTAAAGAAAAAGCACTTAGTGCTATCAAGCACTTTGGCTATGATGGTTTTGTTTCGTCTAATATTATTTGGGCGATGATTCAGAAAGGTAAACCGACAGTTGCTTACGAAGCAGTACAACGCATGCCATTAGAATGCTCTGACGGCTATGACATTGGAAATATCGTTAGCGTTATTTGGTTGTTTAACGATTTTGGCCTTGATGCACAATTAAACGAATGGTTGATGAGAACTCAGCAACAGCAATTGATTGAGTGGAAACAATCTTGTTCAGAGGGGCGTCTTATGATAATGCGTGATATTGAAGAAAAATTTTCAGTCTCTAGCAATACAATTAACGAACTGTCAGTATTAGCCGCGAAGGTGATTGAGCAACACGATAAAGTGGTTCTAAACTATACCACGTTGTCTGTACTGCCAGAATCGTCTAAAGCAACGCTCACTCTTTATGTAGAGTGTCCACCAGAAAAGATTTTTGACTTAAACTGGGACTTATCTGGAGCCCTAGTCGATGCTGAGCTAGACGAGATTCGCTGCGTAACGCATTTTGAAGTGTTACCTGAAGGTGTACCTACATTCGCCGAGAGGTTGCAAAATGCCTGTTAGTTCTAAAGACTTTCTTTCTCTGGTACAAAACGCCACCACTAATGCGAACTCTGAGATAGATTATAGAAATATAATTAGTAGAGGGTATTACGGCATGTATCATGGTGTTCTTGAATTGCTAACCAAACGTCCAATACCAATTAAGGGCGTAGGCTGTCATGAATCTCTAAAAGATTACTTAACGTCATATGATGCCAAACAAGACGAGCCGTACGCTCCAAAAGATATGCAGCGCCTAAAAACATTCTTAGAAATATACAAAACTAAACGTAGAAAAGCTGATTACGATCTTGATGAAGAAGTTTTTAAAGACGAGGCTATTGCTGTTTGCCATGCTCTAGACAAGTTTTTACAGCAATGCGCTAGTATGCAAGCTGCTGTAGCTATTCAACCAAAAACTCAAAAACCATCGTAAATCTATCTCACTCCAACGGCCAGTCTTCCACATACTCAAAATATGAAAGGTTTGGCTGTTGGTAGTTCTCTTCTGTTAACGGTTCAATTTCTGGCTCAGTTTCCCCTAGCCAACTCAAATCTGGCTTGATGTTGTGGCGGTAGACGATTTGGTCTGGGCGTCGCTGGCCATCGCCAAGGTGCAATTTGACGCTTTTCTCTTCTGTGACCCTTATCCACTGACCTTTCATGAGTCTCTGCCGGATGCTTTCGGTGAAATCATGGTCAGATATCAGCCTACTTATCTCGTATTCCACTAACGGATCTAATGGCCTTTCGTTATCACTGGTACCCTGTTCGCCCGGTGGGTGCGTACAGTTATTGACAGAACTCCAAGGGGCACCTGCGGTGCCTGTAAGAGCAAGAGCCTCCGCTTCAGCTTGGTCTTGCCCCGTTCCTTTCGGCTGAATCAGCCACACCTTAGTGCGGGTTTCTATGGTTCCTTCGGGGGTTGTGAAGCCCTTGATTTTTCGAACGTCTTCCCCGTGAGGGGAAGCGAATGGAAGCACTTCGTACTCATTCACAATCAGTAGTTCGTCACGGCGAACAAACGGGCCACCCTGACCCATGATGTAACCTTGCCAGTTACCTTGATCAGCCGCTCTGAGCGTTTCGGTAATACTTGAATCATCTGTTTTCATTCGCGATTCGTAGCTGTCACCAATGACCTTCAATAACTCTTCGTTTGTGATTAAACGGCTTGGTTTGATTGGACCAACAAGATCACGCTGAAGCATGGAGTAGATAGTCAGCAGGTCTACACGCTCTTGCATGAACAGATATTCCATAAAGGCTTTTTTGTTCTGGTTGGCAAAACGGCGTAGTTCGCGGTAAGTCGTCACCGGAGCACCACCAAAGAATTGAAACTGACGAATGTTCCAGCGGCTTTTCCATGCGCTCACGTTCTTCGCCATGTCTTTGACTGACTTTCCTGTTTCGTCAGACACTTCATCATCCATAGCAAAGCCGTCGATGTTCTTTGAAATGTACTTGGCGATATAACCTGTAGCGGTACCCAGTTCTGGGTCGATTTCGCCCACATCACAGCGCGGTGAATAGTCAAACTCACCGTCTTTGTTGTAGAGCTCGTGCTTATCTTCTTTGGTTGCGTAATCAACGAAGATTTTGGAAATCATGTCTTTCTCTTCTGGTTTAACCCAGATAAGCAGGTGCCAGTGAGGTGTACCGTCATGGTGTGGCTCAGCAACACGGACACCAAACCAACGTAGATCTTCGCGGCCTAACTTGGCGCGAATTCGTTGCCATACGTTGTTCAAATAGATTTGCGCATCACGAGGGCTTGCTCCGTTCCAGTGAGGAACAAAGCCACCCTTTTTGTAACTGCTGTGATATTTCGAAGGCGCAGTCAGTGTTAAGAACAAACCTTGCAAGCCCAGCTCGTTGCCAATGTCTTCACAGCCCCGACAACGAACCATCAATTCATGACGACGAATCGCAGGGTTAGAAACACTACGCAGCACCATTTCAGCAAGATCTGCGGTTTCTCCTGTCTCTTCATCAAACAGTTCATTTTGTTTGATGAACTCCCAGTTACGCTTTTGCTGTTCTTTGTGTTCTTTAATGCAATCCCAAGAAGCATAAGGCGACGCCTTTGAAGAGACCTGTCCCATAGCAATGGCTAAATGCTCGCGCATAATCTTGCGTGCTTTCACCAAACGACCTAGCCACCATTTCTGATTGATTAGCTTTGATATGTCTTGAAGCGCGGAAAGTTCTGACTGGTCTTTGTACTTGCGCGGCGGTTTCATGCCGAAGGTATTAGTGACGAACTTGGCCATTTGCTCATAGGTGAACACCACCGCCATTTCGGTGCCGAGTGTCGTTTTTGCGTGGTATTTACTGCTTTCAATCTGGTAGTAACGAGCAACTATCTGAGAGAGTTTGAACGCCATTTCTTTGAGTTCGTCGTTTTCCAGCTCGGCAAGCAGCCTGTTTTTTACTGGCTTGCGGCTTTTCTCGGCTTTGTTGAAATCAAAGGTAAGCTGTGGCTTTTCTGGGTTGGAAAAGTCGTTTTGCTCGGTGTCAGTGTCTAACTCTTCACTGAGCAAAGCGACCTTTTGGGTTGTCGGTAACTTTTTGTATTTGCGCAATACCAGCAGAGCGCGTTGTACCGCTGGCTCTACTTTTTGCAATAAGAAGGTGTTGCCCTCAAAACGGCCTTTTGACTGGTAAATGCTGACGTAACGGTTAACGAAGTATTTGGTTAAGTACGCAGGCAGGCGGTTTACTTTTTCTTTGGCCCACTCAAAATCCGCTGGCGCCGCTTCAAACAGCACTCTCTCAAGCACGGTGAGGTCTTCTGGCTCGATAACGTCTTGGTAACGCCTAGCCGCAAAACAGCCTTCTTCGATCGCCTTTGGCTTTTGCGGATAAACGTGTAAGCTCCCCCAGTTTTGACAAACCAGAGAAGCTGCGCGTTTTTGTTCTGCGTTGAAACCGTATTTATCGAGGTCAAAGAGTTCGATTTCGGTGGGTTTCGGTGAGTGTTTTCAAAATGGCTTGTTCACTCTGTACCCATCCCTAGCGCCAAGCGCCATTGAGGTGACAAAAGCGACGGGTATTTAATACCGACGGTCTGCTTTGGTGCTGCCGCTGCTGCTTTGGTTCGCTTGTTTTTTAGGATGGTTGCCATCGCTTCATCTAAAGTTTTGCCATTCCGTAAGTGGCGATAAATACTCACCTCCGCCACCCCAGCTGACTCTGCAATGTTTCTCATGCCTTTGATGCCATTCCATTCGTAAATGGCAACACCAGTATTCAATTTGCGCGAATCTTCCATGTAGATGGCTTCATGCAAGGTTTTGCCATTGCGCAAGCGGCCTTTCAGCGTGCCAAGTGGAATGCCGTAATGTTTGGCGATATTCGGCAAGCCTTTAATGCCGTTGTATGTGTAAACTCTCATGCTGCCCCCATTCCTAGCTTGTTTTTTGCAAAAGCAATAAAAGCGCTTTGCCACAACGGTCTGTTCACAAAGCTATCTAACTCTTCAGGGCGAATGTTCATGGCCACGCCCCAACCATCTGGCCCTTGAAAGTAGGCCACCACGCACTCTTCATAATTGCTGGTTCTGCCGTTGTAGAGCGCGATAGTGTCTTCTCCGACTGTGAGTAAAGCGATCTCGCTGCCACTCATATCCCCTCCAAATCTTGTGTTGTTACTAACAGATAACCGCCTTTGCCCTCACCTTTGCTCAGCACACCTTTTAAAAGGTGCTTGCATTGCAGGGCGTGGCAGGCTTGTTCAATGGCTAAATCCATGGTGTCGAAATCGCCAACGAGAACGTTGGCGGCTTCTTGGGTTTCCTCATGGCGGATAATTCCGCCATCTGGACAAATCATCACTGCGGCGTACTGCATGGCTAAACCTCCCCGATGTGGCTGAGAAAAAGATTCGCTTCATCGACAAATGCCCGTCCGCCTTTCACCGTCATTTGGCTGTCCGCAATAGAACGGCCAGATGCCTGCGTAATCTCGTAACCCGCCTCAATGCAGTCGCAGGTTTCCTGCAACCTGTCGCGCAGAAACTCGATCAACACCTTGGCTTGCGTGTGTGTCGCGTTTCGTCAGAGAAAGCACGCACCAGCCATCGGCAATGCCGAACTCGCCACCCTGCAAAACATGCGAAATCTGCGCGTTTAGCTGCTGCCCTGTCGGCTTCCCGTTTTCCTCAATTTCGCAAAGGTTGAGTACATCACCTTTCTTATAATCACGGTCATTACGGCGGACTTCGTGCGTCTTCCTTCCTGCTAACACCTCAAGGAAATACTCTTGACGCACTTTCAGTTGGTGAATCTTGAAGCGGCTCATACTGCGTCCTCCTTTTCCAGTTCATCGCGGCGCTGGGCAATTCGTTCGATTAGTTCATCCTCGATGGCCAGCAGGTCTTTGAGTGCTTGCTTGTCGTCCAGCAGCACAATGTTGTGGGCGTGGTCTGTTGTGGTGGCGGAAAAGATGATGACGTTCAACATCTTCATACTTGAGGAATATTCGATACGCACACTCATCACATCGGCGCTATCGATGGCGAGTGCATACAGGCTGGTGATGGTGGCAAGAATAGCGCGCTCAAACGCTTCTTTGGTTACTGGGTCTTTCATCATCTTTGCTCCTACGCTGAGACGAAAAAATCCCTCCCTCAATCCTAAGAAATCGAGAGGGCAAAGGTTGGCTAGGTAAAAAAGGGTTAAGACCAGCGCTCTTGAATGCGTTGCGCTTGTCTGTCGATTCGTTGGATTTCTTCGGCGATACGCGCGCGCTCTAGCTGGCGGGTATCTTCGTGATTGGCTCTCGCAACCAGCTCTTTACGCTTCACACGCAAAGGCTCAAGCTGCTTTTCTTTAAGCTCGCTGCGAACCTTCTTAAGGTTCACTAGCCCTTTGGCTTTTTGCGCCGCGTTTAAGCTGTAGCAGCTCAAATCGGGGCAAGGTTTGTGGCATGGTTCGACCATGGTTTGGTGAGCAACTGACATAACAAATTCTCCTAAGCTAAACCCGGAATGGGCGCACCGTTGACGAGAAAATCCATCCCCATCGACAACATAGGGGTCACGCCTGTAGTGCGGTTTTCTAAATCGGAAATCATCAGAACGAGGTTGCCGAGCGCAGCATGCGCTTTCGCCAATGTTCTGTTTTTGCTGGAGCGCGGCAGGCGCTCTGCGGTGCACATTTGCATTGCATCGCCAGAGAGCTCGCCGCTGAGTGCGTTGTTCATTAACGTGCGCTCAATGAAGCTTTTCTTTTCTGATTCCGGTGGCAGCGCCACGGTTACGGTGCCCAAATCGCTATAAAGAACGTTGTGAATGGAGTAGTCGCCAGAGTGATGGCACAACCACGCCAGTTCGATGGCATAAAGCTTGTGCGGCTGCTCTGGGTTGAGCTTATTCCGCAACATGGTTTCACCCATATCCATCTTTCTGGCCAGTGCAGCCATGTTGTGGTTAGTTGCAAATGCGCAGCACGCTTCGTCAAACGCGTTTTGTTTGGCGCTACGTAAACTGCACATGGCGATGTTCGCGTCCATGTTTGACAATCCTCATAGCAACGTTGGAATGCAAATGACTGCCCAAGCGAACAAATGAAGCCAGAGCGGGCAGTAAGATTTGGTTGGAATCAGAGAGGAAAAACGCATGGTTACACCTGCTGCATCGCGGCTTGTTCGGCCCACTTATACAGGTTCACCAATACGGTTGATTTGGCTGAAGGCTTCTCCATAACTGGGATTCGGCCTGCATTGCGCAGGTTGTCGAAGGTAGACGATGTCATACCTGTTCTTCGAAGAAATTCACGTTTAGTCACATAGGGTGTATCTATGGCTATTTGTATGCTTGCCATGGTGGTATCCTTACAAGTTAGCGCTTATTTGTGGCTATCTAGGCGCGTTTATTGAACACTCAAAAATCTTAGATCGACAAAAGAAATAATTCAATTGTTTTTTGTCGATCTAAATCAACAAAACGAATAGTTGGTTATGAAAGACAAAAAAATCCTTCCTTTCGATTACCTAAAAGGTGATGAGTTTACAGAAAAACTTAAGGAAGTTACTGGATGTCGAACCTTCCTCGACATGGCTGAACTTTTAGATGTACCAAAAGCAACTTTTAGTGCTTGGAAACTTCATGATCGTACATCTCATGAGATGATGGTGCGTCTACATTTGGCGATGGGAATTCCAATTGAAGAATTGGCATTGAAGCCCGAGGATCGTGCTCAGTTCGCTGGTAAAGCAGAAGAACCACGAGACACAAACAGTTTCACCGCTACTACTGAACAAAATCCTCAGCTTTCCGTTCGTCCGGTAAAAAGCTTTTGTTTGACCAACGGTAAATTGCTGGAGACTGGCGTGGTACCTTATTCCGTTCGACGTCTCAACAGCTTTGGTTTGGAGCGCTCAGAAACTCATCGAAATCGAAACCAACCAAAGCGTGATGCTGGTCGATAAAAACGAAAACGATGCCATGAATGGTAACTACCTGATCGGTATTGATGGTCGATACTCTATCAATCAGGTTCAACGCTTACCCGGCAAACTCGCTATTGCATTCGATGGACAAACGATTGAAGTTCAGGAAGGTGATATCGAAGTGATTGGAAAGGTAGTGTTAGAAACAAAACTTAAATAATAAAGATTGGCGAGGAGGTAGCTGTGAAATCTTGGCTTAAAATAGGCACTGTAGTAGCGCCGGTTCCTTTTGTTTTCTTTGTTTACAAAGGCAACCATCCAATGTGGGTAAAGACTTTATCTACACTTTGGACAGCCTTTATGTGCTTGTTGTATTTAGGGATGATCATCTCACCAGAATCAAATGACCTAGCGAACCTAATTACATTTAACATCATGGCTCTATTTGCTTTTTTTGCATGTAGCGGTCTAATTACGCTAGTTAAGAAGTCCATCCAGAAGACTAACAACAATAATACGATTAACAGCCAACCAAAAGACATTGAGACACAGCTAGAAAGAAAGCCAGCATCCAACTCACCTAAGACTTCGGCTCCCATCCAGCCAAAAGAGACCAATACCAGCGCTGCTCAATCTAGTGCTGAGCAAGAACTGCTCACACCACGCAGAGAAAAAGCTCTATACAACCTAGCCAATAAAATTCTAGAAGATGACGTTGTTGATCTAGAAGAATCTAAAAAGCTTCGTGCATGGTTTAAGCGCTACCCTGAATCGAAAGAAGACCCGAAAACTAAAGAGCTGGCAGCAACTGTTGAACTTTACCTAGAAGACAAAGTACTCGACAACGATGAAGCTCTTCATCTATTCGTCCTTCTAACCGATTTCTGTGATGGGTTCGAGGAACGCGAACAAGCCAACGAAAAACCGAAGAAAAAACCAGCGCCGACATCCGGAAAGCGAATCAATATAAAGGAATCATCCGGATTATCATTTCTTAATGAGCTAGAACTAGGCGCCCAATACTTTATGAACTACAAGGACGCTGCAGGGAAAGTATCTGACCGCGAGATTGTTTTAAGAAAAATTGAGCAGAACGCCAGTGGCGCTACCTACGTCAAAGCTTTCTGTTTGATGAGGAATTCTATTCGCACGTTCAGAGCAGACCGAATCACTGGTATCTGCAATGTCGAGACAGGTGAGGCGTTTGTTTAGTAGATGCTAAACGCGTATCAAGACATTTGAACATCTGCGCGAATAACTCTATAGCCCTGTCAACTAAGTCGAACTCATCCAGCGTTACGACATAGACAAAGAAGAGCAACGCACTTCGGGCTTGAACATACGTTTGAAGGTGAGCTGGAAGTTTAACTATTGACTTAAGGTATAAATATTGGAATCTTCTTCATCAATTTCAGCATCTGATTTTGCAACGATAATCGCTGCGTTAGTCGCTTGTATTACGTTTATTGTGACTTGTGTTACTTACGTGATAAGTACAAACCGAGAGCGGAAAATTAAAACTTTGGATTATTGGGAATCGGCATATTCCATTTTAACCAAAGGGGTTGAATCTATATCCAGAATCCATAGCGGGCAATGGACTAGCGATATTGCCCAAAAAAAAATGGAATCAGATATCAATCTAAAACTAATAATTGACGGTCTCAATATGTTTGAGCACTTGGCCACTGGTATAAATTTAAATATTTATGACTTAAAAGTTGTGAATAAGCTTGGTGGGAAGATGCTAACCGATGCCTATATTGCATATGCTCCATTGATAACAGAAATTGAAAGGCGACCTGAATATTCAAATCATTTTATCGAATTCAAAATTCTTTACTCTAAAATTGACGCAATAAGAAAAAAGGCATCGTAATGATGCCTTTAATTTAGTTCATTTCTTCAATAATTTTCCTAGGCAATCTAGTTAGCGTAAAGCTTCCTTCCTTCATACCTCTAACAGAAGAGTTGTAAGTATCCTCATTTTCATCGAAAGATGCAGCAACGATACTCTGTAGCCCCTGCGTACTAGATAATGTTTCCAACATCGCATTAACACTATTTGTACTCATGGAATGCTGGGCAGGCTCATCAAACAGTAACACTCCGAGATGATTACCGTTGTTCGTTTGAGACGTCTTATATAACGAGATCAAATATGACCAAATCAATCTAACAAAATCACTTGCTGATGAATCCGTCTTAATATCTGTGCTGCTGATAGATTTTTTCTCTTTTAGCTCTGAAGGAGTATCGACTTTCTCTCTCAGCTCTATACCTTGGAGATATGGAAGTAAAGTTTCAGATTTTAGTTCTATCTCATCTACGCTAGCACTGCGATAACCAAACTTACGTGCCAGTGTTTTGAAATTCTCTGAAAAATTTTTAATCTTAGTGATATCAGAGTACGAAAAATCATATTTGGACAGTGCGGCAATTTTTCCGTTGATTGTTTTGTAGCTCACAGATAGGGAAGCTAGTTCATTTAGTACTTTATCTACTTTCTGGTCAATCTGGCTCACTTCTTGTTGTCTATTCTCAATAACAATTTTACGTCTAATATCGGCTTCAGTTACGTCATTAGTAGATTTAATATCTCTCTTAAGAGAAACCAATTCTTTACGCAGAACCACTACATTTCTGTTTATAGTGAGAAGTTGGTTCTTATCTAACTCGATGCTTTTTGTAATGCCTTCAATAAGCGATTGAGTCATTTTCTTTTGATTGTCCAAATGCGTAATATTTTCTTTAAGTGTCATTGGCATTGAGACACTGTCTGGAGATATCAAGATATCATCCAGTAAGCTAAAACAGGTTTGGCATTTTCCCTTCGCGACCCCTAACTCAGCTTCATCAACGCCATATTCTACCAATTTTTCAGTTAGCCTATTTGACTTTAAGTCTTTCTCTATACCATTCAAGCTGTCTTTATATTGACTGAGCTGTGATTCGTTAATCTTAATTCGTTTCCCACACATCCCTTGTAGTATCAACAGTTCATCAATTTTGTTTTGTGTCTGTTCAATTTTTTTCACAATATCAACAGGTTCATTTTTCAACCTGTCTTTATCTTGTTTACTTATCCTAATTAGCTCGTCCGTCAACTCGATTCTTACGGTTTCTAGTGGTTTTATATCGACGCCATTTCTTTCGCCTATTACCACTAAGTTACGGTCAAAATCAGACACCGGAGTCTTACTAATTCCAGATATGGATAGTTGCTTAGCTTCAACTGCACCTTTTAGCTCAGTTGTAGTCTCTGCCCATTTAGACATAATCACGGATCTAGCAGACTGATATTCACTTAATGTTTTAGCATTTCGAAAGCTGTCCAAGTCCAATAAAAAACTTGCTACTTTCTCTCGCATGCCACTAACACCGTAGTATGGAATATTTGCAATATAGTCTGTCCAACCTCGTTTCTGTTCAATCAAAAGCGCTGCAAATACGGACTGCAAATACAATTTAGTTTCTCTACCTTTGTTGTCAGATAACTTTGGCAACTCAAGACCGAGAAACTGTTCTAAGTAAGCAAAAAAACCTTTTTGAGCATCTTGAGCAGAACCTGCATCGTGTAAGAATGTATAAACACTGTGCAGATTGCTATTTGGCCTTGATAAATATGCTCCTTCAATAATCTGTATTACTTTTGTATTAACTTCTGTCGAAACGATAGCTCTTTTAAGAGTAATAACTTCCCCGTGTCTATTTTCTATCTCCAAAAATACCGTAGAAGTAGTTACTCTTTTCTCACCGTTGAAATCGAACCTATCTTTTAGTGCATACGGTAAAGATGCGACACCTTTTGCACCAATGATTTCTTCCATGCCTAAAGCATAAATAAGAGAGTTAACAAATGTACTTTTACCAGATGAGTTATCACCACGAATAATGTTAAGGCCAGAACCAAAAGATATTTTATATCCATAGTCATTATTATCCGTTGCAGATACTTTGACTAATAACTGATTAAACTTCATCTGCCCACCTTTTTGCTGCATTTGCTACCATTAATTCTGATATGCGTTTTCCGATCACTTTCAGTTCAGTTGTATCTGTATCAAATAATTTCAAAAGTTCTGTTTTATCAACAAAGTCATCTGCCTTTTTTGTCATTTGATAAGAACCATTTGATGTTCTTGCTAGAAGGCCTTCAGCAGTTGCAAAACCTAGTGCCATATTCAATGATGGGTCGATGCCCCATATTCCTATCAACAATTCTTTACGTTTCTGCCGATAACTGAAGAGCTTTCATTCGCTTTGGATCCAGCATCGCCCAGTTGAACAAATGCAGCTTGAGCAAACTAGATTTACCACCTGCACAACATACTTTTAATATCAATAAGATTTTGCCAATCTTATACATTGGCCTAAGTTCCGGTATAACTGCTGACTTCTTGCGAGAGAAACTGATTCTACTCATTATTCAATCCTCATTGGACATTCCGCAATCCACCTAGCAATCATGTGCTTAGTGATAGACTGCAAATCTTCGTGTTCAATAGCGGATATGTATGTATTTTTGCTAAATCTATCTAACAGTTTATCTTCAAGATTGTTAATCAAATCTTGCGGCTCTCCCTGCCAAGTCGAAGACTGAATCTCGACATCATCTTCAAACCTGTTAACTACTTTAGCAATACGTTCGTATAGCTCAGGGGACTGATTAAAGATCCGTCTTAATATGTCATATCCATCAAGATACTGGGTTTTAGTTTTAAAGTTCAACATCTCGTGCACATTGTCCTTGTATACCCCTTTAACAACACTTCTGATCTGATTTTTTTCGCTAATATTTTTATCGTACTCTGTCTTAAGTATTGGCTCAGGAATCGATTCACCAGTTGAAGGGACAAAACAAATCTCCTTACCCATGAGTAGCTCTAGTGATCTGATATCACTAATATATGCATGCACATCTTTAATCAGAATTTGAAAGTCATCTGCAATAAATGGCAAATTGAGTGCCAATATTTCTTTGGTTTTAGTTCTGGCATGTACGTGTAAATCATGTTTAGCAATTTCTGGCGTTATAAAAATCCATTGAGAAATTTTAGCTTCGCCAAGATGCATGGAGATTTCATGCTGATTCTTAGACAGTTTATTTAAATCCACTGTCATTTTGTCTCGCTGCTTCTCATACAAGGTTTTAGTATTGTAATTCTCATCAGGGCAATAGCACTGAATCAATATCCCCTCATCCAATACAAAACCTTCAATACCAAGATCCCCAGGTGAAGCAACCATCTCTTGGTAAGTATCGTATTTATGTTTAAAAACTGATTGAATGATGCCTTCCCAAGAATCGCCATCTAACGGACCAATATCGCTCTGAAACATATATCTGAACCCAATAAGCCTATATGTGCCCATATTACTTGTCTAAATACCAGTAGTAAGCAATCTACAGATATTTTTACTAGTTTATCAATGTAAATGAGATTGTTAGCAACAAATCAGCCCTTACAATTAACAAAACTAACATTAAAGAATGCCATTTCCATGACACTTCTCCAGTTAACTGAGTCCCAATGTTTTCGCTTGTATATTATTACGCAAAACAAACATTGATTTCTCACACCGCCTTAAATACTGTATATTTATACATATTAAGGTGAAATGATGTCAATTAGAAACCTCAAGGACGGTCACAAAAAACCGTGGCTTTGTGAGTGCTACCCGCAAGGCCGCACGGGTAAGCGCGTTCGCAAACGCTTTGCTACCAAAGGTGAAGCGCTGGCGTTCGAAAAGTTCACAATGAAGGAAGTGGATGAGAAACCGTGGCTGGGTGACAAAAAGGATTTACGCACGCTGCAAGATTTAGTCGAGCTCTGGTACAAACTGCACGGCCAACACCTCAAGTCCGCTAAAAAAGTTTACCCTCGCCTCTGCACTATTGTGGAGGAACTCGGAAACCCGTTTGCCATCAAGTTCACGGCAAAAGATTTTGTTCACTGGCGTTCGGGCAGAAAGGCCAAGCACCGCCACATGGAGCATGGCACATGGAAGGCTATCTCTGCGCCAACGAATAATCTTGATTTGAGATACCTGCGCGCCGTGTTCAATGAGCTGATCTCCCTTGGCGAATGGACTCAGCCAAATCCCCTAGCCAGTGTAAGGCAGATTCCGGTGAATGAATCTGAAATGAGCTTTTTCTCAAACGACGATATCACCGCACTCTTCGACCGCATCAGTAAAAGCAAGCGAGCCAAAGAATTCGAACTTGTCTGTAAAATCTGTTTATCGACTGGCGCACGCATTTCAGAAGCGAACAACATTCGACTTTCTCAGATCTCAAAGTACAAGATCACGTTTCTTGATACCAAGAGCAAAAAGAACCGCACGGTGCCGATCACCGAAAAGCTCTATAACGAACTAATGGCGTTTGAACGCACAGGCGAGAAAGATAGGTTGTTTAACAACTGTGTTTACGGCATTACTTACATTATCAATCAGACATTTCCTGACTTACCGAATGGACAAAATACACACGTCTTCCGACATACTTTTGCCAGCCGCTTCATGGAAGCGGGCGGAAACATTCTGGTGCTACAAAAAATCCTCGGTCACAGTGATATTAAGATGACAATGCGCTACGCGCATTTCTCTCCCGATCACTTGATTCAAGCCGCCGAGTTAAACCCCATTTCCAGACTAGGATTGTAG